ATGATGCTTACCCTAGACGAGATAGGTCAATCTGTACGTAACAATATCCAGTTGATTATTGATCATGTCGGCTTACCTCTTGCTGTTGGTCCGCTCAGTGATGATGATTACAAGATTCTGTGTGGTGGCTATGGTGAGCTTGAATGGGACTATGCGTTAAGCACCTATGGCAACTCCAGAGAAAAGTATGAGTTCTGCATAAAACTTGTTCAGCAAGGTCGGGTTCAGGGAATACCATCAGGAGCAGCAATTTGTGTTTATGGGGTTGAAGAAAACATCTTTCGTATCCATATGATCGAAAGGTTTTCTAGAGAAGATGAATCTCACCCATTGAAAGGGCGCATGGTTTTACTCACTCTTATGAGTGCTTTTATATTTTGTAAAGCTGTTGAATGTAAAGTTGTCCACATTGTAGAGCCAGTACCAGAACTGGTGCAGTATTACGAGTCTTTTGGTTTCCGCATGGAACAGTGCGGTTATGTGATGTCTGCAGTCATTGATGAGCTGCAGGATATCTTTCTTAAATTTGCTCAGTAGGTATAGACGAGAAGGGTCTACAAATTGTAGGATACCCGTCCAGATTACCTTAAAGGTACATCTATGGCAGTCGTTTTGTGCTTAAACTACTAAGAAACGATGTCACCAATCGACATGATCGATTGGCATAAGTTAGCTAAACAAGCTAGCTTTAAAGAGAGGGTTAGAGACGCCTTTACTGTCTCGGGAGTTTTCTATGAAAGATCAAAAAGCAACCAAGCCACAGGTTAAGTTCGACACAATGAAAGCATTCGCAGGTATGGGTGCTGCTGTTGAAGTTCTGATGAAGGCTGCTCCTAATGCGTTCACTCACGCTACTGTCTCTGGTAAAGAGCAGCAGGGTAAGCTTCGTCGTCGCAAAGCAGCATGATCATAGCTGGTGCTTTTTGAAAACCCGCCTTTAGGCGGGTTTTTTCTTTAGTGATGTTCTTTGCCCTTCTGTTTGCCTGTTCTGACCTGTTCCCACTCGATACGTCCTTCTTCTCGTCTTTTGTCTATGTATTCCGCAAGATCCTGAATATTGATGCAACGTTTTGCTTTTTGTGATGTGCCGATGCGATATGTTGGAACGGGCAACTTACAAGCGTTTGCTTTTGCTTCTGCCGTGGCTGGACTCATGCCAAAGTACTTTTGGCTAACTGCTGAGAGTTCAATGTTAGGGGTATTGAATTCAGCCATCAGTAAAAACAAGGTGTTCATAATTTTCTCCATCAAAACCGGCTGCACCCGGGAAAATCATAATTCTGTGCTGGTGGCAGGAATTAATTTCTGCCAGATAGCGGAAACATATTTTGCCTGATGACGAGCATCAGCCAGGGCGTTGTGCCGTTCGCCATCGAAAGGCATGTCCATTTTGGGGTCGAATCCGATGGAACGCCCAAGCGTAACGATCGTGCGTACATCGTGGTCATTCCAGTATGCCCACGGGCAGATTTGTCCTGCTCGCTCATAAGCTCCACGTAAAATTACGTTGTCGAAGGTGGCCCCGTTACCCCAGACTTTTAAATATTTCGTATTGGCTGCGTGCCGGTTAATGAAATGATTTAGTTCTGAGAGAGCATCGCTGATCGACAAAGTATCATCAATACAGATTGCAGCTCGTGCTTCAGGGCTTTGTTTCAACCACCACAGGATGGTATCGCCGTCAGGTGTAGCTCCTTGCCCCATAGCACTTTCCAGGCTAACAACCGTATAGAATTCTTGTCCGATGTCTCCGGTTTCTGGAGTGAAGAACACCGCGCCAATGGAAACGATCGGTGCATCCTTATTTTTCCCCATCGTCTCAAGGTCGATCATTAAGTTGTTCATCACTTCACCTCCTGCGGTGGTTCCGGTAATTTCATCCAGTGGGTTGCCTGCTCAATACCATTACCCGGCTTAATCGTTGCATCTCCGCGCCGAAAGGTGCTTCCGGTATAGCGTGCGGAGCATATTAGCGGTTCAACCAGAGAGCTATCGAAATTCACCGAAATAAGCACGTTCTGATTCTTTTCCGGCATTCGCTCACTACAGCTTATCCAACTATCCGGAATTACCGGAGAGTTGCCCGATAGCGCGTTCTGCAGTCGCTCCAGTTTCACGTATTCCTGAACCCTGTTTCCGTCGCATGCCCGAAGCCATTGCGCAGCCTTTTGCGCATCAGTATGAAAGGCACAAGTGCGTCCGTCATCAAATTGCATTTCGTAAAGGTCAGCAACCTGTTCAAAGTGCGTTTGTGGCAAGTTGTAAGTTTGGCTTACAGGTTCTGCTTCCAGCGATGCCAGAGCAATTCGTGCCAGTTCTTCCGCTTCTTCTGCTGGCAGTACAACGTTGCTACCAGGTCCGTATGTTTCGCGCCACTGCCTGATTGTCAGCAGTCGCTCTTTGGTAATAGTGGTCATGTGTTAGTCCTTATCCTGCTGTACTTTCAACTGATGAGGGGAATAAAATCTTTTCATCAAATCCGGCATTCATATCATGAACAGCAACACACCAATCCATTGACGAACGATTATCAAGAGCCTCCATGATTTCATCCATGCGGCGCAGGTCATACAGGTAAATGCTTTTATCGCCAATGGTGTAAAAACCAATTTTTTTCGGTGATGGGCAGCGATCAAGAACGTCCTGTAATTCGCTCAACCATGCTTGTTCTTTTTTTGTCAAAGTTGCCATATCACTCTCCTTTGATGCGAATGTCAGCGACGCGTAATGCGTGTTCCAGGTCAATCAGGTAAAGCCAACTGCCATTTTCTTTAGGTATCATGACATGTCGCTCATCTGCATTTATCGGGTGTCCATATCGAAGGTCGTAGCGAGTCGGTAATTGAACTTCCCGCGCTTCCAGTTCAGCAATACGCTTGCACCCATCAGAGATAACTCCCTCGTAATACTCGCGCTGCTCGTTGAGTTTTGATTTTGCTGCTTCAAGCTCAACGAGCAGCTTCCCAACCGTAAGCGCAATATCCTCGTTCTCCTGGTCACGGCGTTTGATGTATTGCTGGTTTCTTTCCCGTTCATCCAGCAGTGCCAGCACGGTTTCTGGTCCGTTCAGAAATTTGAAGGCGTTGAGCGCATCAATATCCACACCGTAATCTTTAAGTTCCTGTTCACTTAACAAATCATCATCAGCTGGCAACATTAACAGGCGTTCCATTGCCGGAATTGCACGTTCTGCCGCCTCACGCAGTGCCTGATAGTCAATATTGCTCATGTCACATCACCCTGAATCCGTTGCATTTACGTAAGAAATCGCAGATATAGCTCTTCATTTTTTCATGCCAATCCCGATCATTCCCATTGCACCAACCATCAGGTGGAGTCCAGTTTTCTATCAGAGCAGCCATTTTCTTTGCTTTCGCCGGAGTAGCTGTTGCGGTATCGCAGTAATGACGAGTGTCGATCAACGTATCCATACCATCGATATCAAGTACGCAAAACCATGTGTGATTCGGCATTTCAACAGATGGTATTTGTTGCCCACGTCGACGTTTATCAATAAGACATACAGTCACTGGTTGCCTCCTTTACGAAGCTGGGCGGCGAACTCGTCGCATACGTGCGTTAAAGAGCAAATCTGGATAGCAGGATGCTCGCGCAACAATTCAACACCCTGCGCACGTACTTCAGCCAGGAAAGCGTCGGTGGCTGACATATTTCCTGTTGCCTTCATGGCCTCCAAAATAACCAGAACGCCATCTCGCCCAACCAACACGGAGATAATCTCAGTGTTGTCGCCAACAACCTCACAGAATGCCTGAACAGCTTTACGAGCCAGCTCATTCTCCGCCGCCAGCGCCGCGCACTTGGCCTCCGCTTCAGCAAATTTACGCACCAGATACTCAGCATTTGTTTCATTCACTTTCAGATCTCGTGGTACACATTTCCCGCGAAGAAACCCTTCCATTTCGAAAACATTCATGCGCATTTGCGTAACTCCGATAACTCGTTAAAACGTTCCATAAACATCCCGTAGGCATGGCTCGGAGCCAGTGGAATCACGTTGAACATCTCTGTTGCCGGGATGCCTTCCAGTACAGGCCAGAAAGAGCCATCATCAAGCCCGAGATCGCGACGTTCGGTTGCCAGCATGATGAGATCGGCATATTTCACGGGTGTACTCATAACTGGTGGTAACCCGTATTTCTCACGGATTACGGCGTCTATTTTTTCTTCCATCCGTTTATAGTCAGGAAGAAGGCGTTTCAGTGGCGCCGGGATGTCCTGGCAATACGCTTCTGTTGCATCATGCATTAACGCTTCAAAAGCAAATTCCTGCGGTACCAGTTGGCTGCAAAGCACCGCATGTTGGGCGACGCTGTAGAAATGTGAAAGATGTCCTGCAAAGCGACAGATATTTGAAAGAGAAACCGCGATATCGTTAATAACGATGTCGTCTTTATTTATCCTGTCATAATAAAAATGCTTCCCGGAAAAAGTTTTAATAAATGACATTTTGTTCTCCACGTATATGCGCTGCACCGCGCTGAATTCTGGTAAAAGGAAGCCCTCACCATCTGGCGATTATTGAGTCAATTACGTTTCCATAAATGCCCCCGCAGGGGCATTTGCAGTAATGAAATCAGGCGGTGAAAGTACCAATAAAGGTTTCTACTTTGCTGTCTTTGAATTTCTCAACAAGCAGATCACGAAATTCGTTAGCCATTTCTTCCTGCACCGCTTCCAGCTGAATAATGCGCAGAACCAGTACAGGACGATCACCAGTGATAATGCTGAGGCGTAATTTAAACGGACGTTCTTTCAGGCCTTCAAACGGAACGCATTTAAACTCAAATGCTACTGGCATAATGTCTTTGGTTTTCGCTTCGACAGACTCCATCAAAGAGCGTTTGCCGCTGAAGTCATTATCTTCAAAATCAGCGGTCTGGTTTGCTTCAATCGTGATTTTACGGACTGCCGCAGCCGCTTTTGTTGCCTTAATAGCGTCACCATTAGCATCAAAGCCCACAAGATAGTCGGCCCAGTCTTCAATCCATTCTGCCAGTGACTTCTGGGAGTTACGCTCGCCATTAACAGACAGCAGGGCAGAGAACGGTGCTGTCTTTTTCAGTTTGAGAGTGGCGGTGTTATCTGCGTGACCTGGTTCATCAATAGTACCCAGGTTAAGCACACTGATGGCTCGCATATTATCGGCATCGATAAAGCAGCGGGTGCCTTCATCTGCAAGATCTTTAGAATAACGGGTAAAGTCATCGATGCTGGCAGTGGAAAGCGCACCACGGAAACGGAAGCGATTTAAATTAAATTTTTCCAGATCATGAATGCGGAAATTCTCAGGCAATGCCACAGCATCGGCACCAATCTTACTGATAATTTCATTAACACCCTGAGCAGAAATAAGGGCATGGATTTGATTAATTGCGGTTGCGTCTAAGTTCTGAGACATAATAAGTCCTCACTATATTAAGATATTCAGTGATGAGATAAATAATCAGTTAATTAAGAACGATATTAATGACCTGCTGCGCGGAGTTTTCCGTCAGGTTCACCGGCAAGAGTCAGTAATTGTCCCTGGTCTTCCTGCAGAATAGTCAGGCGACCACCGCGATTGACATACATCGGCGTTTCGGTGGTGTCTTCTTCGGAAATTTTCCCGCGGTTAGTCGGGCGAACATATGAGAGTTTGTGTTTGATTTTCACACGGTTCTCATCAAATGGTTCGATTTCCAGGTTGAG